GCATATGAATTAATAGCTATTGGTGCTCAAAATGGTGCTAACAAAAATGGAGATTTAGCAACGGTTTTATCCGAATACGCCCCTGCTTTTTCAAATCTTGGATTAAGTGCGGAACAATTTACGAACATACTTATTTCGGGTGCAGAAAAAGGGGCTTTTCAGGTTGATAAAGTTGGGGATGCAGTAAAAGAAGCTGGAATAAGATTAATAGATTTATCTGATTCTAGTGTTGAAGCTTTTTCTGACCTAGGATTAGAATCTAAACAAATGTTTGATTTGTTTGCAACTGGTGGAAGTGATAGTTCAGAAGCTTTAGGAATGATTGTTACTGAACTTATGAAAATGGAAGACCCAGTTAAGCAAAATAACATTGCAGTAAAATTATTTGGTACACAATTTGAAGACTTAGGTAAAAAAAGTTTAGAAATGCTCGATGGTATGAATAGTGGGATTGCCGAAACCACAGGAGTTTTAGAAACTATAAACGAAGTTAAATACGATACATTTGGCGAAGCAATGGAAGGTATAAAAAGGAATTTAGAAACATCAATTTTGTTACCAATGGGCGAAGCTATATTACCCATACTAAATAAATTTACAAATTTTATTAATGAAAATATGCCTAAAATAAAAGAGGTTATAGGCAATACATTTGATTATTTAAGTGACATTGTACTTCCTTTTTTTACAAAAAACTTAGAAATATTAAACAATAAAGTTTTACCCAAAATAAGTGAAGCATTTAACAAAGTTTTTCCAGATATTGAAAAAACAGTAAGCGAAGTAATAGACACGATTGTAACTGACATAATGCCGTTGGCAATAGCTATGTTCGATGTTTGGTCGGATACACAATTGCCTTATTTTCTAAAAGTTTTTAATATTGTTTTTAAAGAAATTTTAAGAGAAACAAGGGTATTTTTTAGGACCCTAAGTGCATTTTTAAGAGGCGGCATAGAAAGTATGCAGTTATTTTCTAATATAACAGTTAAAACTCTAAAAGGTGATTTTAAAGGTGCTATAGAAGATACTGTTAAATTTACAAAAACAAATATGTTTAGATTTGCGAATCTTATAAAAGAAAATGTTAGCGATGGAATGAGTAGTGCAACAAAAGAGTTAGAAAAAGGTAAAGGAAGTATTGGAGATAGCTTAAAAGAAATAGGGGATAATATATCAGAACTTTTTACAACTCACATGAATAAACCTAAGGTTATGCGCGAAGCTAAAGATTACGGTGTAAGCACTATAGATCAAATAGACACAGGAGTTAAAAAAACATTACCCAAATTAGAGGAAACAATGGCTGAAACTGCTGAAATAGCAGAAAAAGCAGGCAAAAAAATGGTTGAGGAAATGGAAAAAGCACATGATAAAATTGATAAAGCTATAGATGATTTTTATGATAAAAAAGAAAAAACAGAACAAAAATATCTTAAAGCAGATTATGAGCAAAAAAAAGAACATTATAAAAATCTGAATAAGTTAGCAAATGAGGAAATTGATAAACAAATACAAAAACTGCAAATAACTTATAATAAAACATTAAAGGAAATTGATAAAGAAACTAAAAAAAGAATACAAAAACTAGATAGTGCAACAAATGCCGAGGTATCTGCTATTGAAAAACAAATACAAGCTATCGAGGAAAAAACAGAAATTGAAGAAAAACAATTAGAAGAAGAAAGATTTAACAATGAAATAAATAACGATTTAAAAGAAATAGAAAACTTAAAATATGAGAAAGAACAAAAAAAATTAAAAGCAGATTCGGCAGAAGAAAAAGCAGAGATTGAAAAAGAATATAACGAGCGTATAAAAGAGCAAACAGAAGAAACGCAAGAAAAAATAAATGAAAGACTTAGAGAACAATTGCTTGAACAAAGAGAAGAACAGAAAGAACACTTAAAAGAAAAGATTGATGCAATTGTAGAAAATCACGATGAAGAAATGGAAGAAATAGAACATCAAGCAAGACTAAAAGAAGGACAAGCAAAAATGGACTTAGATATGTATACCCAACATTATGAAAATTTAAGACAAGAAGCCGACAATAAATATGATGCAATGATAGAAGATTTAGGTATATGGTATGAAGACCAAAATGCAAAAATTACAGAAGAAAATGAAAAATTAAAAACAAAATTAAAAACTTTTTATAGTAATATAGAAAAAAATTATGAAGTACATTTTGACGAAATGCTAGCAAAACAAAAAGAAGGATATGAAGATATTGATAAAAATGTAGATGATGAAAACAAAGGAATAATATCTACACTTGGTAGTTATACTGGTAAGTGGAAAAATAAAGGTGTAGCCTTTATGGATAATTTAATAGCTGGTATAAACTCTAAAAAGGCAAGTTTACAAAGTGCAATTAGTGAAATCATGGCACTTATGAGCAAAGCAAGTTCTTTATCAATAGCCCCTTCATCAGCAATGGACAGTTTTAGCAATTCTGCAAACAGCGTTTTTGAAGGAGATAGCCCACTAAACAATATTGAAGGAGTGCAAGAAGCAAGTGCACAAGATGAGTATAATTTTTATCAGACACCACAAGCAAATAATACTACTGTCAATATTAATAATCCTACGATAGTCGGAGATAATGCAGGAGATGCAATAGGTAGCAGTGTAGTTGATGCTTTAGGTTCGTTGGGGGTGGGATAATTGAGAGTATTTAAAATAAATGATAAAGTTGTTACTTTATCGAGCCGATGGAGTCTTAAAAAAAGATTAAACGCACGATCCACTTTTACTGCACAAGTAACAGATTTAAAAAGTTTATCTGAAATAGTCGAAGGTATGGAAGTATCTTTTACAGATGGTGCAAGTGTCATTTTTAAAGGTATTGTTGATAAAGTAAACGATTTTGAAGAAACACCAAACCAAGTTGAATATCAGATAAATTGTGTAGATTTTAACGCGTTAGCAGATAGAGCACTTGTCGCAGAAGCAGGAACAAACGAAGAAGTATCTGCTATAGTAAAAAATAAAATATTGCCATATATGACAAGTGATGGAGTAACAGAAGGAACTATAGAAACTGGCACAACTTTAACAAAATATACTTTTAACTATAAAAAGCCATCGAGGTGCTTGGACCAATTGCAGGATATCACAGGGTACAATTGGAATATAGACAATGATAAAAAGCTTAATTTTTATCCAAAAGGGGTCATTTCCTCCCCTTTTGACATTACAGATACAACAAGAGTATTAAAATTTAAAAGGCAAAAAGCATTAACTCAATATCGTAATGTGCAGTATATAAGAGCGGGAAAAGGTAAAACCTCTACACAAACGGATGCAAAGCCTACACCTAAACCAGACGGAGTGTCCAGGACTTTTTTTGTAGATTATCCAATTGCAGAAAAGCCAACTATCAAGATTAATTCAACTGCAATAGATTCAGACGATGTAGGCATAAGAGGTTCCGATGATGATAAAAAGTATTATTATAAAATAGGAGATAACTACATTACGCAGGACGAAGGAGAAACACTTTTAGAAAGTACAGATTTGATTGAAATAACTTATATTGGAGAATACGATATATTAGTACAAGCTGAAAAAGACTCTGAAATAATAGCAAGGGCAACGATTGAAGGTACAAGTGGAAGATATGAACATATACAAGATGAAAAGTCATTTACGGAATCGGACGAAGCTTTAGATTATGCTAACGGTTTACTTGATAAATATGGCGAAGTATGCGACGTAGTAGACTTCACAACTTTTACAAATGGACTAGGAGTCGGACAACAAATACATATAACTAAAACGAACAGAAACATAGACAGCGATTTTTTGATAGAATCTATAAGTGTAAGAGCATACAATCAAGAATATCTCGAATATAGTGTAAAGTGTATAGATGGTGTGGCTCTAGGTGGATGGGAGAATTTTTTTAAGAGGTTACTAGATAAGCAAAGAGAAAATGTAGTAAACGAAAACGAGAAACTTATAAAACTTAAAAAAATTGGTAATGATAATGTTACGGTGTCAGAAACCGTAACTATAACAGAATCTACACCAGAGAGTCGAGTTGGATTCGCAATGGTAGGATTTTCGGAGGTGGGATAATTGATAAAACATTTAGACGAAGAAGTAGTTGGAGTTAGCTATAATGTGACTATATTAATACAAGATGCAAAAACAGAAAAAGTTATAAAAGAAATTAAAAAGCATAATATTATTACTACAAGTGGAAAAAGTCTTATTGCTCAAAGAATAGGAAATGAAAGTGTAAATGGAATTACTTATCTTGCAGTAGGTACAGACGATACAACAGAACTTGCAAGTGATACAGAATTAGGAAACGAAGTATATAGAAATCAGATAACGCAAGCAATTAACAGTGGAAATAAAGAAAGTATAAAATATTTTTTATCATCTACACAAGCAAACGGTAACGATTTGGTTGAAGCTGGTCTATATGGTGGTGTTGCATCAGATACGGCAGATAGTGGAACGCTTGTTGGTCATGTTACGTTTGATAAAATAGAAAAGACAAGCAGTATTGCAGTAACGTTTTTATGGGATATAACATTTAATTAGGAGGGATAAAAATGTCTAAATTTTGGACTACTGGCGATGTAATAACGGCAGTAAAGTTTAATAATATGCAAAACAGTATAGGAAAAGTCGGAGTTATAGACTTTTTAACACTTGCTACTCTTACAGATATAACAGAATCAAGTGGCAATTATGAATTATCAACAGGAGAAACGAGTGGAACAATAGAAAAAATAATTAAAGCAAAGGGAATATCTGAATTTAAGGATTTAAAATTAGATGTTAGCAACTTAGATTCTAACAATAATCTTTATTATGAGGTAAAAAAAAGAAATTCAACTCCTACGACCTATTCTCCGAGTTATGATAGTATTACTTTTAACTTTTTTGTAAGTACAGATATATTCTTTTCAAGCGATGGACTAAAAGCATATACAGGCGGTGGTGCTACTATAACTCAATATAGTTTAGGCATAGCATACGATTTATCAACGGCAGCGGCAGACTCTAAATCTTTAAGTCTATTCGATATTAAATCAGGAGATAGGTCATATTGTGTTTTAAAAGACAATGATACT